ACTTGCATTTAAAAAAGAGCTAACTAAGGCATCGAAGTATTTTGATGAACAGAAAGAGAAGTATAGAACGCCACTCGAGTCGATTGGCACATCGTCTATCTCTCAAGAAGATCAGCAAGCTTTGGAGTCTTATAAGCAATATGTAAACCAGGCTACTGCACAACAGCAGGAGCAGGTTAAGAAATCTGAATACTTTGTTCAGAAGACTAATGAATTGTTCAGCAATGAATTTGAAGGTTTCAAGTTCGGAATTGGTGACAAAGATTTATCTTGGAAACCTAGTAATCCAGAAGACTTAAAAAATAAGCAGATGGACATATCTAAATTCTTCAATAATTTTATTGATGATAAAGGATATATTAAAGATGCTAAGTCGTATCATAAGACAATGGCGGTTGCAATGAACCCTGACTCTTTTGCGAAGTTCTTTTACGAACAAGGCAAATCTGATGCAATAGATGAATCTGCAAAGCAGAGCAAAAATATTGACATGGGTAGCGTTCGTACAACAGGACAACCTATAGATAAAGGAGGATTTAAAGTAACATCATTAGATAGTGATCACGGCAACAGGTTAAAAATTAGAAAACTTTAAAAACAAAAACAAATTAAAAAATGGCTGGATCAGTTCAAGGTACCCCAGGCTTTGCTTTACAACCGTCAGCGGTAAAAGCTACATTGCCTACAAACTACATTACTAACTTCGATTTCATGAATCAGTATCTTCCAGATACTTACGAAAAAGAATTCGAGCGTTATGGTAATCGCTCTATTGCATCTTTCTTACGTTTAGTAGGAGCTGAGATGCCGTCTAACTCTGACTTAATTAAGTGGGCAGAGCAAGGACGTTTACATACAAAATATGTTAACGTAACAACTACAGCAGTTGTAGGAGATGACACTGCTACATGGACTGTAAATGATGCTAACGTATCAGTTAACTTCCGTGTTAACCAAACTGTATTCTTATCAGCTAACGCTGGTTCTGCTTCTGACAAAGCTGTTATTACTGCAGTTAACTCTGCTAATGATACTTTCACTGTAGCTTACTACGCAGCAGGTGGACAAACTATCGCAGCTTCTGCAGTTTCTACTGCATTCGTTTACGGTTCTGAATTCACAAAAGGATCTACAGGTATGATTGGTTCTTTGGAATCTGAAGATGTATTCTTCGAGAACAAGCCTATCATCATCAAGGACAAGTACACTGTATCAGGTTCTGACATGGCTCAAATTGGTTGGGTTGAAGTAACTTCTGAGAATGGTGCTACTGGATACTTATGGTACATAAAATCTGAGCACGAGACTCGTTTACGTTTCGAAGATTACTTAGAGATGTCAATGGTTGAAGGTGTTCCTGCTGAAACTGGTTCAGGTGCTTTAACTTACTTAACTGTTGCTGCTTCTCAAGTACAACCTGGTGCTGCTGGTACTGAAGGTTTATTTGATGCTGTAGCTTCTCGCGGTAACGTATGGGCAGGTGGTAACCCATCTACTTTGTCAGACTTCGATTCAATCATCCAACGTCTTGACAAGCAAGGATCTATCCAAGAGAACGTAATTTTCTTGAACCGTAACTTCTCATTCGATATCGATGATATGTTAGCGTCTCAAAACTCTTACGGTACTAACGGTACTTCTTATGGTTTGTTTGACAACGATGAGAACATGGCTTTGAACTTAGGTTTCAAAGGCTTCAAGCGTGGTTATGACTTCTACAAGACTGACTGGAAATACTTGAACGATGCAACTCTTCGTGGTGGAATCGTAGGTGGAGCTATCAACGGTATCTTGGTACCTGCAGGTTCTACTACAGTTTACGATCAAATCTTAGGTAAAAACGCTAAACGTCCGTTCTTACACGTTCGTTACCGTGCTTCTGAGACTGAAGATCGTCGTTACAAGACTTGGATCACAGGTTCTGCTGGTGGTGCTCAAACTAGCGACCTAGATGCAATGGAGGTTAACTTCTTATCTGAGCGTGCTTTATGTACACTTGGTGCGAATAACTTCTTCTTGTTCGAAGCATAGTAAAATATTGGGGAGGAGCAATCCTCCCCTTATTTATTTTTTAAAACTTAAATTATAATCAAATGTCAAAAATAACTATCGAGGACAAGATGTATGTCCTTAAAAGAAAAACATTCCCTATGTCCTTAATGTTGGCTTCGAGAAATACTTCTCGTAAACCACTATTATATTTCGATGAACAAACAGGACAGAATCGTCCTTTGCGTTACGCAACAAATCAGAAGTCCCCATTCCAAGATGAGCAAGATGGCAACGCTATCTTAGAGCCAATTATCTTTGAAGATGGGTTACTTACTGTACCAAGAAATAATCAAGTATTACAAAAGTTCTTAGCACTTCACCCAGAAAATGGCGTATTGTACGAAGAAGTAGATACTAAGAAAGATGCATCTGAGCAAATCGATTGGATTTACGTTCAAATGGATGCATTGAATGCAGCTCGTAACTTAGACTTAGCTACTAAAGAAGCTATTGGTCGTATTCTACTTGGTGCTCGTGTAGATAAATTATCTAGCGAAGAATTAAATAGAGACATTCTATTATACGCTCGTAACAATGCAAAAGAATTCTTAGACATCCTAGATGATCCTGAATTGCGTTTACGTAATATTGCTGCTAAAGCTTTACAAGAAGGATTGTTTTTAATTAAAAATAATAACAGAGACATATACTTTAACTTTACAGAGAATAAGAAAAAATTAATGGGTATCCCATTTGGTGAGGATCCGGTTAAATTACTTATGTCATATCTACAAAGTGATGATGGACTCGAGTTGTATAAAATGATCGAGAAAAAATTGAAGTAATATTAAGGGAGGACAAAAGTCCTCCTTTTTTTATATCTTTGTCATCATGATAAATTCTGTTCGCAACACCGTGATGTCCATTCTTAACAAGGATAATAATGGATATGTAACTCCTGAAGAATTCAACTCGTTTGCAAAGCAAGCGCAGTTAGAAATCTTTACGCAATACTTTTTTGATTTTAAAAACTCAAAAGTATCAGACTATAAGGGTGAGTATACATCAGGATACTCCGATATAACAAAGCAAATAGATCAAACTATCGATTATTTTTCAGAGAATGTTGCATTAGTATACGATACTCCTTCTCAAAAATTTAGAATGCCAGCCGGATGGTTTTTATTAAATGCTTTATATTACAATCAAAAACAAGTTGAGCATGCTGATCAATTAAAGGTGTATAATTTGTTGCGATCAAATCTAACTGCACCTAATGAATTGTATCCTGCATATGTTATGCAAGGTAACGAGATGACAGTATATCCATTGACAATTACTAGTGGAGTTGAAACATATTATGTACGGTATCCATACGATCCCAAGTGGACGTATACGTTAGTTAACGGTAGTCCGTTATTTAATCAGTCGGCTAATGACTATCAAGATTTTGAATTAACATTATCAGACTTCCCAAAGTTAGTTGTTAAAATATGCGAATACGCTGGTACAAGTATTCGTGAACAAGAGGTTGTGGCTAATGCCAAACAAGAAGAAATGTACATGGATCAAAGAGCACAATAATGACTCAAGAAGAATATTACACCAATAATGGGACAAACCCACAAGATTCAAATTGGGGCACCTATCAAAATGTAACATTAAAGGATGTTGTTAACAACTTCCAATTAATGTACATGGATGACGGTGACCTTTTGAATAACATCAATAGGTATAAGATTCTGTTTCACGCAAAGCGTGCAGTACAGGAGCTTCAGTATGATGGGAACCGTGTTATTAATAACTTGCAACTTGAAGTTGGCGATAATTTAAAATTTGTATTGCCACCTGACTATGTTAACTGGGTACGTATCTCATTATTTTGTGGAGGTGTACTTTACCCTATGACTGAGAACTTGCAGGCTAACTCATCTACTGAATTCTTGCAAGACCAATATTACAACATTCTTTTTGATGAAGATGGAGAAGCCTTAATTGGAACATCTAAGTTAGACGAATCTCGTCTTATTGGATTGAATCAATGCTACTGTGAATACAATGATCAATGGGGATGGTATTTAGATGGTCTATGGTATTTTAATTATCCAGGTGGTCAATACTACGGATTAAACACTGAAGCTGCAAATACTAATCCAACATTTACTATTGATAAAACTGCAGGTGTAATTAACTTCAGTACAGGCGTTCATCGTCAGTCAGTTGTATTGGAATACATATCTGATGGCTTATATGGCTTAACAGATGAAGAAATTCCTGTGCCAAAATTAGCAGAAGAATTTATTTATTCGTACATTAAATGGGCGATTTTAAATACAAAGGCGAATCAGCCTGAGTACATAATTAATAGAGCACGTAAAGAAAAAACCTCCAACTGGAGAAATGCTAAAATAAGATTAAGTAATTTACATCCTGGTCGCTTGTTAATGAACATGAGAGGCCAATCTAAGTGGATAAAATAAATGGCTGAGTTACAAAGGAACTTCCTGCAAGGTATAATGAACAAGGATTTAGATCCTCATTTTTTACCCGATGGACAATATCGTGATGCTTTAAATATTATTGTTAATGATTCTGATGGGTATTTTAATACTGCAGATGGAGAGAACAATGGTTCTGTTCAGAATTATTTAGGCAATATAATTATAAACTCAAACTTGGGATTAACTAATGCTATCTGTATTGGTTCTATTTCTGTAG